CAACGAGAATGGTGACCGGTTATATAAGATCAAGGTTTATTTTATAACGTTGGACGAGAAGCGCGGAGCGGAAAAGAAAACCGCCGCACAAATGCTTGCCCAAGCCTCTAGTCTAAAAGAGGCCATAACCGTGCTAGAAGAAGGCATGAAGGGGACAATGGCGGATTACACCATAGCCTCTGTCACGGAGACAATGATCATGGACGTATTCCCGTTCAACGCGGATGTCAATAAGAGAGTTGTAGATATCGATAAAAAAGAGATAGAGAAATCATTGTCCGACACCTCTAAATCAATAGAGGATAAGATGAGAGAGTGCAAGGATATCATAACCCGTGATCCCAAGGAAGGGGACGGAGATCTCATTACGAGAACGCAATCCTTCATCAGGCAAAAGGCCGGGCATGACAAGAGCAAGTTCAAGGAGGCCGCAATAGAGATCGCCTTGCTCCAGAAATCACCAGCTTCCCAAGTATGGTTCATGGGATGTGGACAACTCTTAATTGAAGAGCTAGAGGTTTGATATTGATATTAGTGTGTTTTTCATGGTATTAGATTTAGTTTAGTAATGATTATCCCCGCCGCCCGTGAGGATATGCGGGGATTTCGGGCGGTAAGTATTCCGGGATGAAACGTTACGGAGTGCGCATGACGTAAAGAGGCCGGTTCGATCCCGGCACCGTCCACGAATAACAAACATATAATCATGGGAACAATACAAGATTTAGATCACTTGACAATGGCCATATACCTTATCACCGCAATACTCGGACTTATAGCAGTGATCTTGGCAGGATTCTTATTAATAAACGAAAAAAGAAAACATCCATGGGAAAAGTAAAGAACATAACCTCTTTAAAGAACAGACTAGACCGTATATTCTCCGTATTTATAAGAATAAGGGATGCTGACAACAACGGTTATTGCCGTTGCATAAGCTGTGGGAAGATCGTGCATTGGAAAGAGGCAGATTGCGGACATTTCGTCAACCGGTCACATATGGGTACCAGATACAGCGAGAGAAACTGCAACGCTCAATGCAGGTCTTGCAACCGTTTCGACGAGGGCAACAACATCGGTTATGCCAAGGGCTTGATAAATAAGTATGGCATAAAAGTAATTAACGAGCTTGAGGTGAAAAAGCACTCTATCTCTAAACTCTCGGCATTCGATTACCAATTGATGATCGAAGATTACAAGAAACGAATAAAGGATTTGAGGGATCAGAAAGGCATAAAGGATTGAAATGGCTAAGAAGAAAGACGAGCAAGAAAAGGTGAAATGTGGCGATTGCGCCAACGGACATCCTCACAAGGGGCTATGCGTTTGGTGCATCATACATGATGCTGGACGGGTAGCTAACTCCACGAGATTTTGTAACACTTTTAAAAATAGAAAATAATATGGAACAAGAGAAATTTGATTTATGGTGCGTGGTCGAGTTATTCGGCCATTCAAGGATAGCGGGAAGATGTACGGAACAGAATGTGGCCGGTACCAATATGCTTCGGGTAGACGTTCCGGATACAAGTAACCAGCCCGGTTTCACCCGCTTTCTCTCATCGGGGGCCATATACGCTATAAATCCTGTCTCCGAGGAAGTAGCAAGGCAAATGGCGGAGAACCTGCAAATACAACCTGTAAATATATGGGATGTAAACCACCTTGTAGACCAGAAACTAAAGTCCTTGCAGGGCGGCGAGTCTCCGGATTTTGATTTTTAGTATATGGATAAGGGTTTCATTATGCTCTCTCGTAAGTTTTTTTCTAATGAAATGTGGGAAGCAGCCCGGACATTCTCGGAGTGCGAAGCGTGGCTTGATCTAATACAATCGGCACGATTTGAGGCAACCGACACGATTGAATGTATCGGAGGTAGAGAAATAACATATGGGAGAGGATAATAAATCCTCTCTATTTTATAATAATCATTTAGATAACTGTATGAAAAGAGGACTAAGCAAGCTTACCCCCAAGGAGCTATCTATGTTAAATAAGACTATTAAAGGGAAACGGATAGTATCCTTTTATTCTGAAGATGGGGATATAATTAATGAAATGATGCCTTCTTGCGATAAACTTCGAAAATTCAAAATTAAGCATGATATCATTTATGCACTTGATGGAACAATAGTAAAGCGCATTCCAATCGGTGGCAGAGCAATATATCTTTTTGCAGAGAATCATGGAATAAGCTCAAGAATGAGAGATGCAATTCGTGAAGAGGCCATGAAACTAAATGACAGTATAAAAAGAAAAGTATTTGAAAGAGACGTTAGATATTGTTCTGTTTGTGGATGTTCTGAAAAACTCTGCATAGATCATATTATTCCTGTATCAAGAGGAGGCTTTACAGTTTTGGACAATCTTCAAGTATTATGTGAGAAATGTAATTTACAGAAAAGCAATATGACAATGGAAGAATTTAAATTATGGAGAAATAAACATGGCACGACCAAATAAAGAAGGGCTAGACTATTTCCCTTTCGATGTTGATTTCTTTTCTGATGAAAAAATAGGCTCAATATCGGGTGAATTTGGCATTAAGGGTGAGATCACCGCTATAAAGCTGCTTTGTGCGATATACCGAAATGGGTATTTCATATTGTGGAATGATGCGTTAAAGATGTCACTGCTTAGAGGTTTACCCGGCATTAGCTTAGAATTACTGGAGCAGATAGTAACACGCTTGGTTAGGTGGGGATTCTTTGAACAGACTCTGTTTAGCACGGTAAGTGTTCTAACTAGCAAAGGTATTCAGGAGCGATATTTCAAGGCTATAAAAAGAAGAAAAGATTCATCTAATTATCCTTACCTACTAGTTAATGTGGACAATAATAAGGTTAATGTAAGCAATAATGACATTAATGTAAGCACAAACCCTATAAAGGAAAGAAAAGGAAATAAAAATAGAGAGAGTCTTAATACGCGTGAGACGCTTTTCGAGAATTTCAAGAATGAGTTATTGGGGGACGAGGAATGGCGCAGATACGCTTGCCAGATATCAGGATTGAGCGTCGCTTTCAATGACCTCATTCCCGGCGAGCTGGATAACTTCCTCGCTTGGATGGTATCCACCGGGGAAGGCGATACGCTAAAAACGATAGATGACGTTAAGAGACGATTCACCTATTGGTGGCAGGGAACAGGACTAAGGGCTTATAATCAAAGACATAATGGAGGAACAAGAAAAGAAACTTTCGGAGGCTATACAAGCCATGCGGGGGCCTACGGAAAAAGAGAGGCTCCAGCAAAAACAGGTGTTCAACCTAGTGAAGAAGCACGCAAGGACTATACAGAACGTTTCTAGGTACGATCTCTCGGACGATACGGAGTACATCAGCCACGCCCGGATGATAAAGGCGCTCGGTTGTAATTACCTAGGGATCGAGAGGCGGCAATTCGAGACAGACAGGGGGAATGACAAGGTTTTGAGATTCCTGTTGTATTATTTCAACGATTGCCCGTTGGCCGAGTCCGTATTTCCGGAGGAGAACTATAAGCTGCACAAGAACCTCCTTATCGTGGGAGATCCGGGAACGGGCAAAACGCTCATGATGCAGATATTCGCCGATTACCTGAAATTGACGGATAACCCCAAACGCTTCGTAAACCTATCCGTGACCCAGATGATGAACTATTACAAGATCCATGGTCACATAGACAGGTTCACGTACAACGAGGAGGCCGGGAAAGGGAGCATGGAAGGGAACCCGTTCGATATCTGCCTTAACGATATCGGTCTTGAGACGGAGAACCAGAAAAGCTACGGCACCAGCCTTAACAGCGTAATAGACGAGTTCCTATACGCGAGGTACGAGATATACCAGTCCCATCAGAAGAAGTATCATATCACTTCCAACCTATCCGTCACGGATTTCAAGAATCGGTTCGGAACTAGGCTGGTGGACAGGTTCAAGAGTTTTAACGTGATAATCCTAAACGGAGAAAGCAGGAGAAGATAACATGGAAATAACAGAGAGATTGAGAAACACCCCTACCGGCTTTGTTATCCAAGTCGGGACAAACAGGGTGCAAGTCAAACGCTTCGAGGCAATATACCAAGGGAAAGCGGTCGTATGCAGGGGATGCCTGTTCCGGGGCGATGGAGCTAGGGATTGCGAGTACAGCAAGGCTTGCATGGCCCATATGAGGCCGGATCATGAAAGCGTAGTTTTTGCTAAAACAAGAGAGACATGAATGTTTTATCCTTATTTGACGGAATGTCTTGTGGTAGGATCGCATTAAGAGAACTCGGGATTGAACCGGAGCATTATTATGCGAGCGAGATCGACAAGTTCGCCATATCCCAAACGAGGCTGAACTTCCCGGATACGATACATTTAGGGGACGTGACCAAGTGGAGGGAATGGGAGATAGATTGGGGAACGATAGATCTCATACTGGCAGGAAGTCCTTGCCAAGGATTCTCTTTCGCCGGCAAACAACTGGCTTTCGATGATCCTCGAAGCAAGCTCTTCTTCGTATTCGTGGACATACTGAACCATGTGAAGGCATTGAACCCGGATGTGTTCTTCTTGCTTGAGAACGTGAACATGAAGAAAGAGCACATGCGGGTAATTACTGAGTATTGCGGTGTTCATCCAGTCAACATAAACTCAAATTTGGTGTCGGCCCAGAACCGGAACCGGTGGTATTGGACGAACATAAGGACAAGGGAGGTCGGACTGTTCAGGGAGATCCACTCCGACATACCGCAGCCAAAGGACGAGGGTATATTGTTAAGGGATATCTTGGAGGAAGAGGTTGACGAGAAATATTACCTGAGCGAGAAGGCCATTAGGTATATCTCAAACGATAAACATATGGAGAAACGATTCACCCAGATCGACGGGGATAAAGCGGTCTCCTTGATGGCCGTTGGCACATGCAATAACACCGGGACCTTTATCTCGGTAAACGGGAAGGCAACATGCCAAAGAAGTTCGACCGGGAGATCCATTGATTCTAGGCATAATTACCAAATCATCAATACTTTTGGTTCGTTAAGGAGAGATCAAACCAAAGCCTCATGTCTCTTAGCTGGAGGCCATGGATCAGGGAACCATTCGGATATGGACCTGATCCTGCAAAGACCTAGGGGCAATAATAAGGGTAATGTTTTCCATGGCAAGGCACCAACCTTATCGTCAAACGCATGGGAACAGAACAATGTGCTCCATAGGATTATCCAGTTAAATGAGAGTAAGGAAAGCGGGGGTATCCAGCCATATCAACAAAACAGGGTATATGATGCGAATGGACAATGTCCGGCCTTGTTAGCCGAGATAAGCGGAAGAAACCATGCCATACTTAGTGTACGACAAGAAAGAAACTTGAAAGATCAAGACGGAAAATCGAACTCATTACTGGCCTCCTCATATAAAGGATCACAAGCTAATGGCATGACCCTAGTGGAGACATCATCTATCCGGAGATTGACCCCGATCGAGTGCTCTAGGCTACAAACCGTTCCTGATTGGTACAAATGGGATTGCTCTGATACGCAGATATACCGTTTGTTGGGCAATGGATGGACTATCAAGGTTATACAACATATACTTAGTTTTCTAAAGAAAGATATTCATCATAGTTGAAAGATGCATTCATCTATGATGAGATAAATAAAAAAACAGAGAAAATGACAAATGAGGAATTGAAGAAATATAAACGGCCATTACCAATGGCATTTACGATGCTTCCGATCGATTTCATATATGAGCATATCGAGGATGAGCACGGAGTCTACGAGACGGGCATGTTCACCTACAAAGGAAAGGATATTCTCATAAATAAGGAAATGGGTGAATGGCATCTGTCCGTATCCGCCAATCACACGCTCGGATATTACGAACTGAAAGAGATACGATACAAGTTTATGCCGGACAGCATGCAGGTAGCGCAGATATTCCCTCCACGTAAGGAATTTGTTAACCTGCACGAGAATTGTTTCCACCTGTACCAAATCAAATTAGATAAATAAGTCATGAAGCAATACAACGATTGGGAAGAGATCGACAAGGACACGAACGGACTTGTCACCTCGCTAACCTACATGGTGCTTTTCTTGAACGACCAAGTGTATAACTACACGGTATCACTCATGGAGGCCATAAGGAATAGCGAACACTACAGGCATAACGCAAAACGGACGGCTAACGCTATCGAGAGGGGGATAAACGCTTATAACACGAACATCTTCCGGATAGCCAAGGCCAACAAGGAGGCGTTCGCCGAGATAACGCAAAGCATGGAGGAGGACGTGCAGCCTCATATAGACCGGTATTACTACACGATCAGCCAGATATTGCTGGATCACGGGGTATCCGGTTCGGCGAACAGGATAGCATCCTTGTCATCCACGATAAACATGATTGCGCAGATGTCTAGGATCACGATATACGATTTCGGCGAAAGGATGCGGGGGATCGTCCCGTTGGCGTACAATCCCCTGTCCTATCTAGATTTGGGCAGGGTAGAGTTCCTAAGTGACCGGTTATCAAGCGAGGTCACCGGGAAGGACGTGAAAATAAACTTAAATGAGCAGCCCGAGATCGTGAAGGCGTTCACGGCGATAACGAACGCTATACTTGATCCGAGGGTGTTCAATAAGGCTTTTGAGAAAGCCGGGTAATTAACTATTTAATCCAAATTGATATGAGAAATAAAGAACTAATCGCTCTTCTCCAAGAGCAAAACCCGGAAGCGGAGGTAATGATCCGCACGTCCGATGGAGAGTATGAGTACGATCCGGTGGATGTAACATGGGACGAAGAGATAGAATGTGTAATTATTCAGGAGGGGTAGATATGAGTAGACTAAAAATACTAAAATCCTCTCTTAAAAAGAAAGAGGATAAATTAGACAAAAAGATCAACGAACACTTTGGGGATGTAGCCTCCGCTAACGGGCAACCTCTTAACGATAAGAGGAACGGCCCGGCCACTATGCGAAGATGGGATAGGCAGAACAACGCTATATCCAATCTCCAAAAGGAGATAGACAAAACCAAGTCGGCCATAGAGCGAGAGGAAGGTAAGCTCATAGGCATGGCCCGTAATAAGGAGCTAATGCCAAAGGAGATCACAGATCTTATCGATAATGGCATATTGATACAATGGGGTAAATATCCGCATATATTGTTTGTTGACGGAGTGGATAAGGCACGGATAATCTGGGATAACAAGAAGAAGATGGTCATGCACAAGTTCGCCGATTCATTAAAAGACAAAAAGCAAAGAAAAATATTCGCCCGGGTGTATAATTCGCTTCATGAGGCGATCAACAAGAAGGAGAAATAAAGCATGAAGAAAATAATGTTCAATGACCGATTTAACAATTAAATAAACAATCATGAATCAAATATGCACGAATAAAAAACAATCATCCCGGCTATTAGAGGCCGGGGTGAGACCGGAGACGGCGGACATGGTTTTACTATATGTTGACGATGAAAGTAATATAGCACCATGGGAGGATATCCGTAAAGACGAAAAAGGAAAGTTTTTCTATAATGTATACGGAGAGACATACACTTTGACAGAAACTATACTTCTTAGAGATAGCCAGTATTACGATCGTTCATACCAAGACGATTGCCCGGCTTGGTCTCTATCCAAGCTGATAGATATGATGCCTAAATCATATCAAGACGATATAGACGGAATGATTTATTACCTATCCGGGAATTTCGTCGAGTTAATGTACGCATCGGACAAGATCGAGGACGAGGAAGGCGACAAGACTTACACTTGCGCAAACTCCTTCAACAAGGAGAACCTGATGGACAATGTGGTTGACGCTATCGAGTGGCTCGTCAAGAGAGGTCACTTGAATAAGAAATTCCTAACAGATAAATGCGGCGATTGCCGACTTATCGAGGATGAAGACGCAAACGGGGGCGCTTGGTGCGCTTTCCATCAAAAACCGGTAAGGTGCGATAGCAAGGCTTGTAAGGATATTTTAGAGAAAGGAGGATCAAATGCGTGAGATTAAATTCAGAGGGAAGAATCTTAATACTAAAGAGTGGGTGTATGGAGATTTATTGCAATGGAATGATGGAGAAACAGCTATTGGTGTTCATGGACAATTCATTGATGATGGTTATCATTTTAATGAAAACTATGATAAAACACCTTATGTTGATGAAACTACCGTAGGCCAGTACACAGGCCTAAAAGACAAGAACGGAAAGGAGATTTACGAGGGGGATTTAATAAAAGCTCCAAGCGGACGTATTTATGCCGTTATATTCTCAACATGGAAACATGAAGAGAAAAGAGAGTTTCCCAAAGTAATTGACTTGTATGAACATACAGGATGGTGCATATCCCTAGATGGGGTTAATCCATGTGAACTGCTAGACTTTGAGGTGTGCCAAGGAAGTGTTATTGGGAATGTTTATGACAATCTCGAATTGCTGAAAGGAGGATCAAATGATTAAGGCAATACTACCCGCAGTCATTATGCTTTCAGTAATATTCATATTATCCTCCGGAATGACAATACAGTTTAAGCCTTTCCATATATCTTTTTCCCAACCCTTCTTCGGCCTAGGACTCATATTGATGATAATAGGATTTATGTTATGCTTAGGTTCTTTTTATTTCAAGGGCCGTGATAGTATGGGATATAACAAGGGGTTTGAAGCAGGATGCGAATATGTGATAGGTTTAATTAAAAAAGAAAATAAATATGAGCAAGATTGATTTCAACGCACTCCGTGACCGTTCGTACAAATGCGCATGCGATCACGGGTTTCATGACACGGATTTGAGCAATGGACATCTTCTGATGCTAGTGATAACAGAGCTTTCGGAGGCCGTTGAAGCGGATAGGAAAGGAAAATATTTCAAAGGCATATCGACTTTTGAGCGTGAGTTTAACCGTTATTCCGTTTTAGTTGATGAAAACAAATGTTTTGAACGCGCATTTGAGAAATGTGTCAAGGACACGATATCCGATGAAATGGCCGATGCGGTTATCCGCTTGCTGGATCTCTCAGGAGCGTTAGATATCAGCCTTGAAGATATCTACGATTTCATGAAAGAGCCGGAATATAAAGACTGGGATGATGCTTTAAAGGAAATGTCTTTTACTGAGAGGATGTTCTTTTTAACATCTATCCTAACCAACGATGGGGATATAGCGGAAGTAATCAAGGCTTCAATCGTAATTATATTTCTTAATGCGGACTTGCTGTATATAGATCTCTTATGGCACATCGATAACAAAATTAGATACAACGAATTAAGGGAGAATAAACATGGAAAGAGATATTGAAATGGAACAAGCAGTAGAAGTAGCGGCAAAGGAATTTGCGCTAAGTGATATAACAAAAGGCTTACCAGTAAGAAGCGCCAGCTTTAAAGCTTTCAAAGCAGGTGCCGAATGGCAGGCAAAGCAATCACCATGGATAAGCGTTGAGGAACGGTTGCCTGAATGTAACACAGAAGTTGTCATATATCATGAATATAGATTCTATGTCGGCTTTATGTATTATTCTATGAAATCGATCTGGTGGAGGGTAAACGAAGACGAAAGAACCGATATGATAGTTAGCGAATATGATTTTTGGATGCCTATACCCGATCTTGGGGAATAGTATTAACCGAGCCTTCCCTTGAAGGCTCATAATTTAAATAACATGTGCGTACTTATTTACGACGGAGATGTAGAAATACAATCCCCTAAACAACTAGAGGATCATTTCCCGCAAATCACGAAAATTATCCCAGCGGAAGGGTATGACAATATCATACCGGAATCTTGCCTGTGCCAAGTGGACATAGAGAATACTCTTGATAGTGCCGGAATAAAGTATATTGAAGATTGCGGGGACTATATAATCATTAATTCATGGGAATAAGCCAAATTGTCCGGGACGAGAGAGGATTGAAAAAGCTTCTTCGATCGTCCACTGGATTAAAAGTATTCGAAGCTAGGTACGTCGGATGTTACAACGGATTTATAAGCTTGTCAGACGAGGCGATACTAGACAAAGCCCATATCACTTTTTACAGGGGAAACTGGGATTGTAATAATGGAGGAATATACAAAATATGTATTTATACCCCTTCCATTGGAAATAGGGCAAATGTACCATATATCCAGTCTATCGTGCGTAAGATAACTAAAGCCTTGGATATCCGCTTCGGAAAAGATGGATGGAATGAGTGCAACCAATCATTGCTTGAACGATGGAGACCGTTAAGCAGATTCTCGTTCTATTTGCAGTTGCCTAATTTCAGAGATATCATAACAGGCACATCAAATGCCAAGCAAGTATAAATGTTAAACGATTAAATATAAAACCATGTATATCGAGATTTACAATAAAAAGAATCAGTTCGCCAAAATAGGCAGAAAATTATTCAAAAAGATGAATTTCAAGAAGGGGCATCCCGCTTTTATCCAAATTGTTAAGCTAAAGGGAAGCGACAAGTTCGCCATAATAAAAAGGACCTCATCTGAGACATTCAAGACACAATGTAACATGGTCGAACGCACAGGGGAAAGAGACACCCCCGGAAAATTTTTTTTCACGATTCCTTCACTTGAGTACTTCATCGCTATTACCGGTATAAATATTCATGGTTCTAGGATATTAAAAGTAAGAGAGAAAGAAACAAATGGAATTAAATATTTCGAGATATGCGAATAATAACAAGATTGGTAAAGCCTCACATAAGGTTTCATAAGAGCGGGCTAATTGAGATATTAAGCCCAGCCGCAAAAATAATAGGTTTGTGCAACTACGATTCCATATCATTCGTCATAGATGATAACGGGAACCTCTATATCCAAAAAGATCCTGATGGTATACGTCCATTCTCTGTCAAAGGGAACCACTATCGTTTCCATTGCTCAAACGTGACCAATAATGTCTATAGGCTTCCCGATATAAAAGGGAAAGACTTGTTCAAGCCTTCTTTGTCTTTCAGGCTTGGAGCAACGGAGAATGAGAGGACTCCAATTATAACAAGACGGATCATCGGGCCAGATCAATAACCTTGTTATCAAACAAGTTTTATCGCTGGATTTATGATATCCAGCGATAATTTTACCTCAAAAAACATGGAAGAGAGCAATATCAGATTAACAGGCTTATCCGCCAATACATCTAACCTTGATTGTAACGATGGAGACTTGGATATATCCTTAAACTTGATATCCGAGAACGGAAGCATGAGAGCGGTGACATTCCCAGAACCGTTCCTTACTCTAAATACAGATGAGAACTTGCTATTTGTCCATAATACGTCTTCCAGAAAAATATTTATCTGCTCAAAAAGCGATCATCTGATAGGGTTTGAGCTGTCCGGCACCTCAGAAAGGGAAGATGTCCCCATTGATTACACGCTTCAAAGTGGAGAAAGATGGGACAAGATCACCAGCATAGGGAACACATTGATCATCCTTACGGACAAGAGAATGTCATATATCTTGTTAAAAGACGATGGATATCACTACCTTGGCGAGAAGCCTCCCTTCCTGTCCATATCATTTGGACTAAGAGGGAATGTCGCTAGATCTGATTTATTCTCTATTGAGTTACCGGATAAAATAGCTGTCATCGATGTCTTAAACAATTTAACCGATAACAATAAAAGAGCTATAACGGATACGGTAATGGCTAGAGCCATAGAATTTATCAACAACAAATCAAGGAGCAATAGCTCGTTTATATTCCCCTTCTTTGTACGATACGCATATAGGTTGTATGATGGGAATTATACCATGCATTCAGCTCCTATTTTAATGATACCGTCATCGGACATGGCTCCAATGGCCGCCATTACATACGAAGCATCAACAGACACCGTCATCATACATCCCGGGACTGATAGAGAAGAGGAGATGGAGACGTTAGCGATACACACTATTAAAGGACGTGTATTGTCGATTACCGGAGGATTAGACAGATTTATATCCGAACCATCCTCTAGTCTAGCGTCATGGAACGATATCATCAAGTCTATTGATATATTTATATCTGCGCCGATATACACATTCGACCAATCTGGTAGTATCGACAACATAAAATCATTAAATAACACACAGCTTCCTTATTCTTTTTGGGGTATAGTAAAAAGACCTACAGACAATAAATACGGGAAACTTAATTTCAAGGAAGCGTATCAAAACGCATATTCAGACACACCGGATATATTTGAGAATGATCTTATATTGGAACTGCCACGCAAGGATAACGCAATAGACGATATTTCCTCTATATCTCTTTTCTATAAAATAGATTCAATAAATATAGACAATATAACCTATGGGGAGAGAGAGGCTATCATTGTAGGGAATTGGGAGAATCTAGAGACAAGAGAAAGACTGGATGACACTTATATCGGCAATCATTCCTTATTGCCATCTTTTATCTACCCGTACAATTCAAGGCTCAATATAGCCGGAGTAAAAGCGACACTATTTGACGGATATCCTCTAGACAGTATGGTATGCTATTCCAACACGGCGGCCAATTCTTTCTCCGTATATACGCATATCAAGAAAGAGGGGAAAGAAATAGTCGTAAAATCGCAGACCAATATACCATTAGATGGGCATATATATTACCTATATTATCCCGATACTGACGCATATCGTATGGTTATTGAAAGAGGTAGCGCAATTGATACCGAGGAGGTTTTCTTATCTCCGCATTCCTTGCTCAATGGCGCATATTACGCAAGGCCGTTTAACGACCTTTCTTTTGGATTTTATAATAATTCAATCGAGACCGAGGACAAGTCAATCATCCAGCCCAACAAACTATATACCTCCGAGGTCAATAATCCCTTTTATTTTCCATTGAAAGGGATAAATACCGTTGGGGTAGGTAAAATCCTTGGGATAACTTCCACGACAAGACCTATATCCACCGGACAATTCGGACAATTCCCGTTATTGGTATTCTCTACCGATGGTATTTGGGCTATGGAAGTATCCTCCGATGGTACATACTCAACCAAACAGCCTATGAGCAGGGACGTATGCTCAAACCCCGGATCTATTACACAGCTTGACGGGGCGGTCGCTTTCACGTCCGAGAAAGGCATTATGATAGTATCAGGAGGAGATACCACGCTTATATCCTCGATCCTCGATGGCCCAAGCCTAGATATCGCTTCTATCAAATCCCTGTCGGAGATAGCTACAAAAGAGCTTCTAGCAGGAGAGATAAATCAGATGACACCTTTTAAAGATTACATAAAGGACGCATTTATGGCCTATGATTATCCGAACGGGAGAATAATGGTAATAAATCCTGATAAGGTATACGCATATGTCTACTCCATTAACCAAGGGACATGGGGCACGATATCATCGGCGTATAAATACGCTGTTCCAGATTATCCATCGACCTTTTTACAATCAACCAATAGCGAACTAATAGATCTATCCTCAAAAGTTGATAACGAAAGCAACGACAATAAAAAGGGAATTATCCTTACAAGGCCGATTAAATTGGGGGATGATATGCTGAAGACTGTCAATAATATTGTTTGCAGGGGCATTTTCAACAAGACCGATATATCATTTGTCTTGTACGCTAGTGCCGACGGGATCTTTTATTTTCCCGTCGGAAGCGTTATTGGCCCGTATCTTTCTAGAATATGCGGAACACCATTCAAATATTTCAGGATTCTGGTCACCGCTAATCTGACAAGGAAAAAGTCGATATCCGTCATATCCGTATATTATACTCCAAAATGGAGAAACAAGCCTAGATAAACGGATTAATCCTCCTCCTTATCGGACCGGTCCTCAATTCTAGGGCCGGTTTTATCAAAGACAGTTGCCCGCTGGCTTTTTCCAAGTAAATAGTAGCGTCCTCAGGATTGGTCTTCTCAAAGATAGAGTACAATCCGTAGCAAACAATATGCTCGTGCATTAAGCTCTTAATGCGGGATGTCGCGGAATAGTTCCAACGTAAAGGCATATTGAGATTTATCACATAGTCTCCTGATATATCCTCTAGGCTGTTAAAATCCTCCAGCCTACCTACATTGAGGTATCTTGAACATACGTGCTTTATGTTATCAAAGGCGGAAGATAATGCCCGGGCAACAATATCTAGGTCCGGGCCTTCCTCCGGTGTTTGTATATCCGAGGCTTTATCCATATTATCCGGGGTCAATAACCTTCTTCCTGTAACATGGGCTATAGCCTTTATATCTGCCATTATCTCATCCTTGTGAAGGACAATCCGTACATTTGCCATAAACTTGATCGAATATAAAATTATCTAATCCATAGTCTTTTCTATTCTCTCGCACCGGGGAGACACGATATAATAGCTCTCCTCTTATTTCTGACGATAACGCTATCGCCTTATCATTATAGGTCTTGACTTTTTCCGGTAATTTTAGCTCAAACCATCCAGACAAGACAATTGTAGCCAATAAATCCGAAACCAAGTCGCAAATTCCTCCCTCAAGCCTTCGGTCAAAACGCTCAGGCATCTTTACTTTCAAGGAAAATATCTCTCCTCTGTCAGTCTCAATAATATTATGTTTTACCGTATCCTTGTCCAGATAACGAATGAACAGAGATATGACTGTGTTTACAGCATTCCTCCAGAATGTATCTAAAGTACCTTGATCGTATTCATTGGCCCACACCTTATCATACAAGGTCGATCCGTCTTCCATGTTTATAGAGGAACCAGTTATAGAGGTAATCTTCTCCACTTCCTTATAAATATCTGCTTTTCGAATAGCTATGTCCATTATTTTTTTTCTCAAAGGAAGTGAAATCCAGAATATACTAACGATATTTCTTATTCATAGAATATTCATGGCACATCAAGTGCCTGATCCGGCCCATAACCTCATGAAAGTTTATAGGCTCGAACGACAACGATTCTATAAGGCGGTCTATCTCCCGTCTTGCAGAATCGTTTCTTTTCTTGTTATGTGATCGTGTCTTAGTCATCCATGGCGCACATGTAAATCCAAACCTTGCCTTCCGGAGCGTCATCGTCCATAAAATAAAAGTTGATCGCATCATCGATGATCTTTTTCTCGGCGTCCGGACCGAACCATTCCGAGAACTTCACCTCCTTGTCGTGCCAGTTCGCGTTAAGAGCGACGTACACATCCCATATGTTAGCGTTGCCCGGTACGCTCATGCCTTTAGCTACGGCGGTTACTTGCTGGATGTTCCAGTGCTCACCCTTATCCTCCCCCGACTTGCCTTTATGGTGCATTGCCGCCACGTCCATCTTAGCGAAATGCTCATTATAATGAGGACCGCAAAAAACCTCATGTATATCACGTATGGCCTCGTCATACGTGTCGGGATCTTTTTCCTTTAGACACTCCATCGCCTCGTCTAGCTCGCATATGGCCTCCCACATCTTTTTCTCGGATACCATCCCTTTCGAATGATAGTCCTTCATCAATTCCTTGTATCTCATACCCTGTCATTTATTTTATTCTGTGAATATTGATTTCAGTTCCAGAAAATCCGCTTCCGTTATACGGATAGCGTTAGTGTCACCAAGGATAAAATTCATGAGTCCGTTATCTGGAAGCTCTATCAAGATGGAGCCTTCCCCGATCGTACCCTTGATAAATCCTTGCTCAAACTTATACGGCTTCATGCTCTTGAATACGTTCATGGCGTCATCGAATAGCTCTTCCTTATCGTAGTTTCCGTTCTCGTCGGCCACGAACAACATGAATCCCTCCACCTTCTCCGTGATCTCCTTGTCCTTTTGCACGAGGATGTTGTGGACACCTCTTTTCAGATACTTGCCAAGGGGCTTGAAAGCCGTGTTACCGGAGACGAAAGAGTCAACCCTTTCCTCCGCCCATATCTCCACCGAGTTAATTAGCCTGCTTTTTAGCTCTAGAGCTTGTTGCTTTAGTTCCATATGACTCTTTCTTTAATTGTTCCACTTCCTCTCTCAAGGTATTGATAGCATACCCTTGTCTCTTGACCTTATCGATCAATTCGATAAGCATACCTTCCTCACGTGTCATTTTTTACCTCCTTTTCCGCTATTCTTCAATTTAAGGAAGTCGGCGTATGGCATATCGGCGTATTTGGCCGTGTACTCAGCGAACAACGCCATGTTCTTGTTAACCTCCTCTGATGCCGATTTCTTTATCTTCTTGGCCATTCCCAACAATTCCTCCAAGGCGGCCTTGCCATCCTTGCTCTCCTCCACCAACGGACGCATGACGCGCATGTATTCACGGTTAAGGATAGCCATTACCTTCTGGTAGGACTGTTGATACTCCGGATTGTTATTGACCATTTCGAACTCGCTATCCGACATCTCGCTAACGAGCTTATCTATCTCGTCCCACACCGGATTACGGCTTTGGGCTTGTTGCGCAGAAGGGTTAAGCATACGTTGCTTCTGGATCTCCATCTGTTGCTGCGCTTGCTGGAGACGCTGAATGTTTGCTTCTATCTCGCTTATATTCGGATTATAAGGATTGCTACCTAATACAGGGTCACTCCCCCCTAAAAAAACATTTGTCTGCATGATAATACTGTTAGTGGTTAAAAAAAGGAAAGCGGCAAGCGCCCCCTAGGGAGCACAAGCCACTAACTTTACCTTAAGCCGTAGGTGCCGGAGCGGATGCCGGGCATGAGCACGGATTGTAGCTAGGATAGCCTGTTACCGTAGGGGTATTTGGCAATACCAATTCTCCCGTGATCATACGGCAGGTTCTACGATCGGTGTAATTGACACTAGCCGTGAACGCCTTCTCGATCTCGCATTGAAGCAACTTGTCTTGGTAAGGACGAATCGCCGAACCTACAGCCACCTGACACCTCAATTCATCAATCTGAGCCTTCAAGACATCGAACTGGTCTCTTTGGTTCTTGTATAGACCAAAATCAGCGTCTACCTGTGACTTGTACAATCCGAAATCAGCGTCTACCTGTGATTTCCACAAGGCGAATTTCTCGGCGATATCCGTCTGGCGGTGATCGTAATCGGCTTGCATACCTGAGACTTTCAATCCCCACATTGCGTTTGTAAGCGATAACGCCTCCTCACAGCCTTTCTCCCAAGCCATGAACGCTGTCGGAGCGCCTACACCGGAACCACCACCGCCTCCTGTGGTCGTGTTGATGTTAACGTTCTCCGGCATACCGGCTCCCCAGCCACCGCCGAACAAGCCGCCACGGTTACGTGACACCGCCCAAGCTCCAAGAGCCGTACCAATGATACCCAATGTCAAGCCGGCGTTACCCACGCCCTTGCTTGCGTAATCCTTGTGCTCATCCTCATGGACGATCTCTTTCTCTTTAATGATTTTCTCTGCTTCCATATGTGAAGTTTTTTATGGTCATATCCGGGTTATCCCGGACACCACAAAAATCCAGAGAAGTGCTTTGCTAAATAAATATCTCCTTGCTAGCTTGTTGCGAGGTTGTTGCTAGTTCTTTGCGGAAGGGGATGAGACAAAAAAAGCGCCGCCAATTTGTGTTGACGACGCTTTTACCTTTTAAGGGAGGCTTTATAATGATATGGAAAGGAGCTCTTCTCCTAATTTATGCAAGGCTTATTTTTTATGGTTGGTTACTTTTTATATCTACCGGTTCCACCTGTTTCCAATACATGCATTGTAGCGTGGTTGGACTAGATATATGTTTTTTTTCTATCTGAGTATTTATCGAAACTATTCCTTTCTAGGAATTCATCATACTCCTTAGCTTTTGGTTCATCTAAATTTTTCATATCATTCTATTTTATATAGCATGAAATAATTTTATATGGTAGACAGGAACTCTGACAATGAATCCATGTCCGAAAATTCTTTAACCTCACTGTCCTCATGCATATTCCTCGGTTTATTTCTATTACCTTTTACTATTTTCATCATCAGATCTATAGAGTCGCTCTCATTCTCCATAGAGACCCTCACTTTATCCAAGGCCAAAGCCTCTATTGTATTGCATAACTCATCCGCAAATGATCGAGACATAAAATATACATCCTTAAAATCTATACGTACACATGGGCTATTCAAATCCTTAGCCCTCATATAGATTTTTTTAGCTTCTGTCCTAGAACGAAGCTCTCCCCTTATCAATTCTGATATCACAATTGTCTTTTCCATGATCTTCATTCTAAATATTCATAAAAATTAAACATCCTTTCCTCTTTATATGGTATCCTTAATGCCACTATAGTTCCATCCCATTTTATATAATCAGGAAGTCCTATATATGATGTCTCTTCCTCTGACATAAGATGAAACGCTTGCCCAGACAGCAAAAAATATGTTCCTCCAAGTCCCTTAGACAACATTCTCTTGCAAGTACTTATACCATAACCACGATTCTCGGTATCTGGTAAATTTTTAGTCGATATACCCTTTCCCGCGCTTTTTAAAGCCTCCACATCGTTAGTTATACCTCCCTTGCCTGACTTAACATAACTACCCAGTATACTTATACCATTATCCGCTATGCAAATGTCTATATAACTCTTTGACGGATAATACTGAGCAAATATATAACCAAATTCACTCTCTGAATGTTCAGATATATTGTCAATCGTCTCAGTCAGCATATAAGATAAAGCCTTTCTCAACTCTCCTTCAATATTTAATTGCCTTATCATTATATTCTCTGCTACAGATAGTATATCGTTTTTTATGCTATCCTTGCTTTTACATCCCGGGAACTTTATTATAGGAATATATTTTTTCATGGAAAAATATTCCATATAATTATGAAAATCACTAACACTGTCAGCTACTACACCTCCTTCAAAATGAATAGAGTCCAGATAGCTTTTAACACTGTCCGATATATTCTTGCAAACCACATTCTTACCGCACTTATCTCTATAAAGCATAAGAGGCAATAAGAAAAATGGAGTCACAAATGCCGTATATTGGAAGTTCCATATGAAATCATCATCATCGGAATTCTCCATTTTCAGGATTATCCTGAATAGATGATTGAAGGCTTCTCCTATCCTAATATCATTTACCGCATGTGGCATATATATTTCCATAATGAAACTTTTCGTATACAACAAAGCCTCTGACAAGGCTGGTTACTTGACGAGGCTACAAAATCACCTTTTACGCCGCAAATGTCGCAAAAAATTTTGTTATATGAAAATTTTTTCATAGACAAATCACATGCCTTACAACATAACGCAGCCTCAGACCATACCGGATAACTCCTCTTTGACGCTCTCCACCGTCCTCCTCAGGTAGTAACTCCTCCTTATCCTGTCCGGGTACAAGTTACGCATCCGGTTGACGGCTTGCCTCGTCATTCCAGTCAGATCGGATATGATATTGTCGCTCAACTTGCGATCGGCCAGTATGGTTATAGCCACTCCCCTAGCGTCAACGTTCCTCTCCTTGTTGTTGCTAAACATCATTACCGGATCGGTTCCGCACTCCTTGCAGACCGCCTCGATTACTTTCCTGTAAAAATTTTCGACCTTGTTCATTTTTTTGCAGATTTCATTAACAAAATAACGCCACGCATGTTATATAAGGGAAGCCCCGAATAAACACACATGGCTTGGCTATGTTTTCCTTCGTCCGGGTCGAATCAGAAGAAGGAATAGGGGCTTTATTCAATACCCGCCCCTATGGGTATTACTCACCAGATCCTATAGAACCCACCTATCCCGACATAGGGAGACAACCCGTGTTTACCGATCCCATAACCGGCAATAAATCCTATTCCCCATCTACGTGGATTCATAGTCTTGGTTATATACTCAGTCTTGCGATAAACCTCGATGTAATCAAGATTAGGCTTATAACCCGAAATCAACAGTTTATAATCATCCGTCTTGTACTCCTTTTGAGTTATCGGCACCGGGACATATACAGGTTCCTTAATCGTGTCACCGTCTAATGTAATGTAGACAGGAAAAGGCTCTGGTATCGTCCGCACCAATGTCTCATAGACTGGGTACGGAATGCTGTCGTGTATCGTATCGACAAGAGTGACCGTGTCTGTATTTGATATCGAATCAACGGCCACATCCCCCCGGACATGGTAGCCAGCCGTGAAACTGGCTACCAAGCACACTAGTATTAATATTGCTTGCCACGGTTTCATTTTGCGATTCCCTCAATACGGATGCGCTCAATAAGGATTTGCCTATAAGCTTCCATCGCTCCGAATTGTGCACGTAGCAATACTTGCTTTTGCGTTGACAATCCTTTGAACATATCCGTACCAAAAAACTTACCTAGCTTTTCTTGTTTATCGGATAATTCGGACAATTCTATTTGGAGATGATTCATAAACGTATCACAGATCTTATAAGCCTTCTCGAATGGCTCTGCTGGACTCCATGACTCGTAACCGTCTTGATACTTCACATGATATCCAGCATTTGACTTCTCGCGTTCGTTAGGTACTCTTCCCGCTTTAAGCAATCCTTTCTCAAAAGCTTCGCCCATTGTCATAGGTTCTGCTTCAATCTGTTTTGTTCCAATATATTTTTTCATCTTATTTTACGCTTACCTTTACAGCGTTAGGTCTTATATTTTTAAAGTAGATTCCATCCTGCGATAACATCCGACATATCAGCCTCCCTACCATTCTCCACCTTGCTCATCCCGCCCACGATCCGGATCATCTGCTCACGATCGTTGATGTTGATAGGATCATCAGCCGGGATACCGGCGTAATCGGACACGGCCTTAATGTAAGCGTCCGTATCGTTCTCGTTTTCCGGTGCCCAGCGACCGATCATCTTGTGGATCGTGTCCAGTTTGTAGTTCTTGTAATAATTTGACAAAATCCGAAATATGGCACGATAGCCATAAGCCATCGTTTCGAATTGTTTAAATGACTTGTCCTTGCTAGGTCGTATCTCGCCTTGGAACAAGTCTCCGTTGATCCGGATGTTTCCCGGGTTGTTGTTTCTCAAACCTCTAGGTATTTTTTTCTCTGCCATTGTTATTTGATTTTATTGCTATATTTGTGACGCTTTGTTAACCTTGTTCCTCTATCATAACCTGTGACAGGCGTGACAGAGGCGTTTTTACATCCAGCTCCCCTATCCTTTTGGATCAGGGGAGCCTTTTTTATTCTTTGTCTTGTTATACTCATCCAAGAAATTAACCTTGTTGATGAATTTTACGGCGGCAACCCAATACAAGAAGGCTATCACCTTGTTATCCGGGAATACCTTACCCATGTTCTTCAAGACATTGGTTCCGTAAAACCATATCATCGCCCACGTGATCCAAGACACGAAAGCCTTGGCGTTATCCTCCGATATATCCATCATCACGCCTATCCAGAACGATATGATTATGATCAAGAAATAGACTAGCATGTACACCCAGCTACGGATGAACTTACTTTTCCTAAAGTCCCCGTGATCCGCCGCCAACCCCCAAAAAGTATCGATGAAAGCCAGCGACAGGATCACCACCAAGAAATTCTCGATCGGCGAAACGAAGTCCATCGCCGTGACAACGGCGGCTATGGCAATGGACTTTAACCAGTTGGCGAGGTCTGATATGTAGGAGAGGTAGCGGTACATGATATCTTATTTTAAACTATCACTCAAATCATCTATTTTGTCTTAACCACTATATAGTTCGCATCGTTTGTATAACTCACGTATAGTTTTCCGTTTTGAACGACTGTAGTATGTAATGTCGCACCTTCTGTTTTTTCTACTATTTCAACTTTAAGACCTTCCATAAAATCTGGAAGATTAATAGATATTCTATCCTTTTCTGTTTGACAATGCATATATATAACATAAATATTGCCATCTTTATACCAATACACCTGACCTACATTATCCGAAGGATCAAAGTAACTGACATAGTAGTTGATTTCCTTAAAGTATGTATTAGGAAGATTGTATCCATCGTCCTCAAACGGAGAGGTATTAATAGCCGCTATATAAAATTTATTCCTTTGCCCCGGGCTTAAATGTCCCAATCTGTGATGTAATTCGTCCGATTCTGAGATTGGAATATTTATATTTTTTTTCTCTGGAATCGTGTCTCCACTAACAAGAGATAAACCAGCAGCCATACCCGCTAAATAGGTATTATCATTAGGATTGTGCAGAAAGGCTATTAAGCGGTCTATCTGGTCATCTACATTCTTTAGATAAGAAGAATTTCTCCAAAAGTAATAGAAAGGAGATGTTGTCGTTGGTGAATTAAACGGTTTATCAAGTTCAATACCATTTTGTGCTTTTGCTTTTGGTATCATAATCATAGCTTTATAATTATCAGTATCTATAAAAGTTTGCTGTTGACAAGCCCCGTAACTTCTGCATTCAACTTTACGTCTGATATCAATAGTTGTATTTACACAGCATTGAGCTCCTTTAAAATTATATGACCATGTAAACCGTGCCATTTCTAAAGCATCAGTTAAATCAACGTTATTTTTAACCCCTAAAGTAGGGAACCAAGAAGTAATTGTCGCTGGATCATAACCAATTTGGCTTTCTGAAACAGTAAAATCATTTCCACTATAATCACCAGGTTCACTTAACTCTTTCCCGTCCATATAAAACTTACGATTCTCATGTTTCATTATTGGGTATAACTGCGTAGTTCTTTGTTTACTAACCATTATTGGTGTTGTGACATCCCCCCCGCTCACATGAGTCAATGATGTTATAGCCGTATTATTAGGAGTTTTCCATCCTCTTGAATCGTTACCCTCTGTTCCTCTTGTAATGACAGGTAACAAGTAAATTGACGAACCAATAATATTTCCAATGTTATATTGTCTATCTAATTGGTCTTTCCATAACGCTCCGATATCAGAAGCGGTCAAACCTACAGTATTGTCCACTACTGGTATAACGTATCCATGCTGGGCAAATAAATGCCAATATAACGAGCTTTCAAATATTGGAGCAGTGCTATCATCATGAGATGAAAAAAGATTCTCCGATTTCATTAAATTTTCATCACTTAATGTATTCATACCCACATACGCAGAATGTGGAGACACTAAAAAATTATTATTTATATAATAAACCAACAGAATATCTTTTGTTTCATTATATCGTGAACGTAAATAAAACACTTTGCTTCCTGCGGTTGGTTCTGTACCATATAAATGTAACTTAATTAGTTTTTGGCAATCATTACTTCTAACATTCTTTTCAATTTCTTCAAAATCATAGTAATTACCAAAATTAACCCCATTTACCACACCTTTCTTACGAACATCAACATTTACTAACATGTACGATGTATTTTTCAGTATTGGAATCGTTTCATCTGTAAAATTTACACCACCAGGAGTAGCATCGAAAGATATAGCATTACCTAGATATGTATCGTTTGCATCATAAAAATGACATACTGAAATATCAGTAGATTCTCCATACCACCCAGTAAATGTAAAACAACTGTATTTCTCTATCTGTATATCATATCTGTCATATCTAAAATATTGATTTTCTTTTTCTGTTCCGTTGTCTAGTATAAATTTACCAACAACTGTAGAAGCGGGTATTAATTCTTCTTTTAACTTTTTTCTTATGACAGAGTCAATTTTTGTTATGCTACCGCATTGTTCAACAAAAACATCATCGTAAGATAATTTATAGGAAAGATCAATCTTTCTAAACAATAATACACAATATTTTGCACCATCTATATATTCTCCAGTAATATTATGACCTATATATGTTTCTTTACTAAGATCAGAAGAACTATAATAAACAAACCTAAAAACTGGAACATTCCTAACAATTAACTTGTTTTTTGACAATAGTTTCACAACCGAAATATCAAAATTGGCAGAGGGAAATATATCACCAATAATTGACTCTATACTTAATTCTGTAGCATGATCGCGAATTAATAGAGGATATGAAATATATGATGCTGCATCTCGCATTTTTAAATTGACTGGCAGTATATCGTTATAATTACTATTTAATTCCTCTGTTTTTGCCGTCTTTATATATACATCATTATAACCAGTACCGATGAAATCATTCACGTACAAATATTTCATCTTACTTGTAATGTAAATATTTCTATTTACTTTTGATATTGAAGTCTTATGATAATCAAACGCTGCTATCTTATTATTATTTATATCAGTTATTATTATTCCATAAAGATCATTATATATATTTGTTTGTATACTTAAAACATTTCCTATATATCCAGATACATCTAACTTATAACATCTATAATTTACGTTATCTTTCATCGCCATAGAATAGATGTCATAAAATGCCCCTTCCGTTAATGATGCGGAAGAAGTAATATCTTGATCTTCAAATTTACAAGCCATAGTGTATAAATCACTAAACGCTTGAGCTGAAAAACTATTAAGCTCTATAAACTCATTATAGTCAGTTCCACTTCCATATTGGCGAACACGCAAATTATCATAGCCATTCGGGTTTTCTATTTTTTTAAAGTCAATAACACAATACTTTGTTCCATTTGGAATAATACCTGTTGTATTAGATATATTATCTTTCTTAATTCTCGGCTCATCAAACCAAAAGAAAAAAGCAGGAACCGCACCTTCCACTTCAAGTTTCCCCGTTGAATTATAAATATTTAACATAGCACAATCCCAATCATCATCGGCCACGATTTCCCCTATCTGATCTACAGAACTGTATAAAAAATTACGATATATTGGAATATGACCAGAATAAGAGCAGTTATCAATATCAATTTTTAAAAGTTCATCCCTCAAGCTCGTCTCCCTCGCGTCCGTGCCAATCCACGCCCCCGCCTCATGATCAGCCGTGAACTCGTACAAGAGACCGCCGTAATTAACGATATCGCCTTTTACGTAGGGCTTGGTATCGGAGAAGACAGGGTACGTGTCTAGGCCGACGATGGATGAAACAGCCTTTTGGCTCATGACCTCCGTCTCGCTATTCCCGATCGTCTGAACCACCCCGGCGGCTATGCTTTGGAAAACCCCGTTATCTACCCATCCTGAATCGTTATACACGTACATCCGGTATATAGGATTCTTATGCTCCGAGTCCTCTGCTGCGTACGTAGGGCCTACCATGTAGATATCACCCTGTTTCACGCCCGTAGAGGGCAGGGCTGAAGAGGTAGCGACATACCCCTTTATATATAGGTCTTGCGTGAACGGCTTTGACAGGTCAGACCATGTTTTCTGATCCCGTGATATCTGGATCTTATTGTCTTGAAAGCGGAACCAAGCGGCGATATACTCAGAGATCTCATTCCATACCTCTCCATCATACGAGTATTGAAGCTTGTTATTAACCGTGCGAAGCATGGGAGTAAGCCCGTTGTCTCCTTTAGGTCCCTGTGCCTTGAAGCCGGTATCAACTCCATCTTGAAACCAATTGCCGTTAGAGCCTATGGTTATGTTACCCCCGATCGGGAGGGCGTCCGTTATCCTAGTCCAAGAGGAGTCAAGACGGAAGAAATCATCGGCGATACAAAGATCATAGGTGAGTTTCTCCGTTATCGTCTCATCGTCAAGGTTCTTGTAAGTGATTATGATACCCTTCCTTCTCATCCAGAAAGGTAACTGTACGCGGGTATCCCCCGCCGATCCCATCCAAGGCAAATACACGTTGTTGCATTTCCATAATATGGAATCAAGCCTCTCTTTCGTCCTAGCGTCATATACGGCCTGAATGTATGTCAACGGATAGATAGGAAAACGCTCGTTCTTATCCTTGGCCAGCTTGTCTAGCTGCTGTACGCTATCCCTCTCGTAACCCTCGCAAATATCTTTTCGCTCTTCCATGATGTATCGTGCTTTAGTTCGTTATACGTAAAATATGTTGTAGCCGGCGTTCAACTTCAAGATCAAGTCTAGGTCATTAGCCTTTACCCAATCCTCGCCATCCTTCTTGTAAAGGGCCAGCTTGAATACGCTCGTATTATCCAACTGATCTAATTTGTAGATGTTCCCGGCCAGATAGAAAGGCTTACCTACCATTATGCGCTGATTGCCGTTCTCCGTAAGATCGATGTTCTTACGGCCTTTGTACAATGTCCTTACCTTAGGCTTGTAGATAGAGAATACAAGCTTGAATATCTTTCTGATGATCGTGTATATGAATTGTCTCATGATTTTAATGTTTTAATGATTATACGGTAGCTCCGGTAGCGTCGACCCAGTTCGTGCCGTTCCACCAGATTGGCTTTTTTAATGTTGTATCATACACGAAAGCTCCTTCAATAGCGTAAGGTCTATTATTCGACGGTAACAATAAACATGACGGTTTAATATATGTCAATAGTCTTGTTCCAATAGTTATTCTCTCAAAAAGCTCAAATAGAATATCCCCACCATCAGTAATGAAGCCATAATAATTATTACTTCCACTAAGATGATTGATAGATACGACACTTGATGAGCTAACATATACCGCACAACTAAAAGAATCGACAATCGCTTTGTAAATATAAGCTATACATCCGTTATAAAATTGAATACCTTTTGTACCATATGGAGCATCTTTGATAGGATCTTTAGAAGGACCTACCTTAACATTATTAAGGTAAGCATTCCCATGAGAAAAAATAATAGGATTGGAATCATCCGTAAATGTAAGATCATATAAAAGAATAGTAGTATTAGAGCAGTCAATAGATTTTATTCTAACTTCCCTGGAAGGATCATCGTTATATATAGCAAGTCTAGCATTACCTGTAATATACACAGCCTCATTATATATACCGGGTGATACTACCATATTTATAGGAGTGATCTTATTGATATGGTTCAATGCTTCGGTAATAGTTGGATAAGGATATTTTCTAGTACCGTCATAAAATCCATTATTATTACTATCAACATATACAACCCTATCTTTTTTAGAATGCATTTCGGTCAAACCAGAATTTATTATATCCGTTAAAGCGTGACTATGGGATTGAATATTCCTTTCATACTTATAAAAATGAATTTCACCAATAGAATATGTAGACAATAAAAAACTATTTTCACATGGAATATAAACGATCCCTTCACTTTCCTCATATTTATACAAGGATGGATAATTATAAGAATCTAATAATTTACCATCTACACTAAACACGACAATGAAATTATTTGTAATATCACTATTCAAGTCAAATCGATCAGTACACCATAATATCAAGTTACCATTATTAAATTCCATAGATTGAGATATATACATATCTGGTAATGATATATCATGAGAATACAACACATTAAAATCAGTATCCGTAACTATTACTTCTGTAACGGCCTTGATCGCATATATATTATTGACTTGATCGTATCCGATAGACTCTATAGGATCTAAAGATGTGCTATTTATTGTCACGGTTTTCTTTAGCGTGAAATCTTCATCCCAATTATAAATATTAATTGTTTTCCCTTTAATTGGTGGAACCAAAAGTTCATTTGTATTGGGATTATAGGCCATGTCATTAGCATGACCTCCATTTTCCAGTATTTTAAATCTTACAAAATTGAACTTTTCGTCAACTATGACAATTTTAGCTTTTCCATCTTCACTGCTATCTTCTGAAAAAGATAAGGCATATTGTCTAGTATTGGGATTATATGTCAACCCTTGATAAGATGTAGTAAATCCTAAATGTGAGAATTTAAAATTTCCACATGGGACAAGAATCGGTTTATCGTACTTAGCGAAATCCTGAACGTGGGAATATAAAGGAGTCTTTCCCGAATAAACCCCATCATCCTTACTGATTAATCCAGTCTTAAAAACGTGAATATTTTTTAAGGCATATGATTTATAAGGTATAACGATATTAAAAACCCCACAATATGATAATGAGGACATGTCACGGAAAATATCATCATCCGTCCCATTAAACATTATTGGAAGAATCGTACTCTTGCTATTAAAAGATCCTCTAAAGTTTATATCGCTAAAATTGCCATAAGACAAATTAAGCTCAGTATAATTTCCTGTTAAAACACCATTCCTCAAACTCCCCCCTTGAAAATCCAGCACACAATTCTCCGGCACCTCGATCGTCTGCCCGGCTAGGCAGTAGTCGTACTGGATGATGTAGATGGTATTAGGCTTTCTCATCATGTGCTGCGTGAGCGTGTTCACGCCGTTCACGTAATGCTTCCGAAGGTACACACGTCCCATGCCGGAGTAATCCTTCGGGGCGTATTCCTTGTCTTTCAACTTCAAGGTCTGGTTATCCGTCACGGTTATATCCTCCTCGTCCGGAAGGTTGGTGACGCTCTTGTTCCCGATCAATTGCTTGGTAGCCTCCGACAAGTCATCCGGATCGACGGAGCCGGGCTTCAAGTCCGTTACCTGTTGGTTGGTGATGTCGATTATCTCGTTCCTCAATCCCCTCCGGGTGATATACGTATCACGGATAACGTTACCCTCATGGTCTCTCCAAGCACGGTCTACCATGATCTCCGGGGTAAGGTCGATGTCCGGCTTGAAACCGGCGGGACGGGCTGATAAAAACGACTCCTTAGGTATGTAATCAAGACGCTTCTCCACCTTATCTAAATCAGAATTTACCTCCTCGAAATTTTCGGAGGTCTCCTTCTTGAAAGCACCTATATCCTTATTTATATCATCGATAGAATCATGTACCCCATCAAGATCATTCTCCATGCCGATAATCGCTGATTTTATTGTCTTTATATCGACATTTATACGTGATATGGCATCATCTATAGCGTCTATCCTCTCCGAGTTCGGGATATCCATTGAGTCCTTAATCCATATAGATGATCTTCTGGGTTTACGTAAGATAGCAACCTCATTCAATAATTTCAGATCGCTTCCAAAATGAGTATAAACCCCATTCTTGGCCGCAATATAAAAGATATTGTCAAGCCCAGAAACAGGAGTGGTGTCTGGTAACGCATAACCAGCGAAGACATATCCCCTTCTCTCGAAAAGGCCGATAAAATCCTCTACCATCTGGACTAAATTATCCTCCTTATCCTTTAGTATCCCCCAGCTTTGACGATTCACGTTCCAAAAATGCTGGACACCCAAGATATAAATATAATCCCCGTCCACGCCTCCGTTAGGATACCTACGCATAGCGTCATACACGTTATCGAACTCGCCCAAATTATGAGGATCTGTAGCCAAAGGCATCACGTTATTATCTTTCTCGCTCATGACTCCACGAATGATTTTCCAATATTAAAAAAAGTCTCGGCCATTTGGGGTTCCCTTCTGGAAACCATAACCAATCCGGCCGTATAATTTATAATGGCCTCCCGAAGAAGGGAATTGAACTCTATCTCTTCGTTGTTATCCCCCGTATATGAAGGAACGGGAAGATAAAGCGCCCTATCTATCCGGTGATCCCTACGGTTATATTTCCCGTTATTCTCAAACCCCACGGTATAATACCGAAGGATCTTACTACCGGACAAATCCCTTGATAGCACGCAGACAGGACGAATCGGCGTGCCACGGGTATATACGTTATATTGCATCCTAGCCTCCTCCGTATCATCCCCTATAGCGTCAAATACCGGATTACGCCATGATCGCATCTTGAACAAGGTCAGCCTAAGGAAATCTGGTGGAAGCACCACGTATCCGGAGCCATCGGTATCGCAATATTGGGCGGCCTCAGGGATTACCAACGGAACGCTATCTAACATCTGTACCGGAGCTATCCTCTCCACGGATCGTACAGCGTCAAGCAGCTTCTCCCTTATAATCTCATTAAGCTCCATATTGTTATCCTCCGAGACTATATACTCTTGCTCAATCCTGTTCTCATCCAAGGTAATCCGCACGGATGTCACCAAATCCTTGACATTATACCTCATATCATCCCATATTAGGAAATACCACCCCGTTTTTCCGGGCTTCCCTCTGAATGCTTTCCGGGGATATAAGCCCACTTATATCCGAACCGAAAGTTTTCTCTAAATAATCAATAGCCTCTTGAAAAGACCTTATCTCCCCGACCGAGGTCAAATCCTTAGCCCTAGACTTTTTATCAGGAACGGGATCAGATTCTATCTTTATAAAACGACTCCCAAAACAATCCATTGACTCCAATGCCTTGGACTCCTCCTTATCCTTAGGGATGTAATAACTACCGTTTCTTGTCATCGGGATAAAACGTATCCTTCTATACCCATTACCCACCTTAAGGTTAAATGACAAAACACTATCTGAGAAATATTTCATGACATAACGTTTAAAGCGGGGAGGTTAATCCCCCCCCCCTATTTTATAAAGAACCAAGCTTAACACGGATATGGGCGTTCGGATATACCAGATAACAGCAGCTGGCCTCATTCAAGACCACGGCGCTGGTCTTACGTTTAGCCAGCTTCTCCATGTCGTATGTCTTTCTGCCAAACATCTCGAAAGTCTTTTTGCGTAAATACTCAGGATCTATAACAAAAGCCTCGTCCGATTTCATGTTCATATCAAGCAACTCATGATGCATGGCCAACAACTTGCCAAAGTTGCTATCGAAAGAGGTGAACTTAAGCCCCCACTTCTCGAACTCCTTAACCACCTTGAAACGCTCGCTCTTCATCTTGGCCAATGCAGCCAAGAAATTGGATCCGCAAAAAGCGATCTTCGTCTTGTTGCCTGCGTCATTGCCAGTGAATATCTCCTTCAAGAAATCAACCATCTCATCATCCGTGATCACGACCTCATTGGTAGAGTCATCAACGGTTCCCAAGGTCTTATCCTGACCGGCCATCCACCAAATACCACCGGTGAAATAGACATCCATGCCGGTCTTCTTGGGATCCTTGCCTTTCCCCTTGATACCGAACAAGAACGAATTTTCCATGCCCAAACGCATATCATAGATAGCGTCCTCCTCCATGTCATCAAAATTCCAGTCAACTTCTTTATCCCACATTTTGTTATACGTGGATTCCTCCACCTGCATCATGAACCTTTGGCAATATTGCTCTTGCGGCGTAGGCAAGGAATAGAATTGCCCGGTCTCTACATCCAACTCACCGGCGGCACGCCCCATGCGAATCAGGACTGCATCCTTTTGGAGAGCGGGCACAATGGAATTCTCACCAGTTGTATTTCGCTTGCCGTTCACGGCGATCACTTGTGGATATCCCTCATTCTCGCTCTTACCAACTACATAAAGCATCAAGTCTCTTACCATATCCTGAGTAGATCCATCCTCCTTGTAGCCCTTGACTCCTGACACCCGGATAGTATCAGTGACACTAAACAGGGAAGCGTCATTCACCGGCAAGGTTATATAAGACGATCCCGATGTCATCTCATTGGTATTGCTTTTGACGGAATCCTTGATAGGTCTTGTCGATACGCTGTAATATTTCACGACCATACTATTGACCTTGCTGATACTCTCCGCACTTCTGGTGATCTGGTCAATAGGCGTACGCATAGGTCTCATTCTCGTGATACGCTCGTCTATGGCCTTTGCGTACAACTCGGGATTATCCGTATCTTTCGAGATTTGAATGCCATCAGTGGCCGTAGCCCCTCCATTAGCACCCGTGACAGCGATCCCCGGATTAAGATCAGTCACCTCTCCCCCTCCATCCGTGGACGCCGGCACGGCCATACACATCCCGCATCCGGTAGTGGCTCCTAGCATCACGGCTAAAACGGTCAATACCAATCCGCCCAAATAATTAAAAAAACTCTTTGATCTCATTTTACTACTTGTTTATGGTTATTAATTATGATTATTGCCAAACACTCTTACGTCCCGTGATCTTGTCCAGCCTGTCAATCGTCGGGTTTTTCTCCTTTTTCATGGGAGATGTCATCCCTCCACTGGACCCCAGATCGGGCGGCAACCGATCCACCTTGGTGCTCTTTCTCTTATTTATGTCTATATTGGCGTTACGTCCGGCGATCTCTCCCTCATTACGGGCCTCCTCCTCACGTTTGGCCGCATCCATCATGGACTTGTCATAGTTTGCCGCTTTCATCAGCATCATCCAATCATCCTTGGTGACACCGTTCACCACGATCCGATCCAACAATCCTCCATCGGCGTAAAGGAACTCATAAGCCGCCCTAGCGTCCTCATCACTGAATTTTCCTTCCGACTGGGCTTCCTCCAGACCTTGGATCATCAATCTCAGGTTATCCTCCGCCTGCTTTTGCAGTTCCTTGTCTCTCGTCTGCCTCTCCATATACTTGGAAAAAGCCTCTGAGAATTTGTTCTTTCCCTCCTCGCTTTCCAAGGCGGCCTTAAAATCATCCCCGTAATTCTCGATAAGATATTCCACGGGATTACCGCCCTTGCGCATCACCATCAAGAAGCCGGCGCTCCTAGGGTCAGAGGCCAACAAGTCCCCTAGTTCCCTCTGCGCTTTATCACCTCTATCAAACCTATCAAATTCGTCGTTCAATCTTCCGTAAAACTCATCCTCGTTCTCCACGTCCAAATCCGGATAACGTCCCCTAATACTCTCCAAAAATATATCTCTTTTAGACGTAACGGGCTTATTGTCAATATCATTCTCTGGCATACGTTGCTTTTTAAAAATTATTCTATACGCAAATATGATAACGATACAAGCCTCCATAACGATAAATCTTACCCGACAAAGCCGAAATTCGTAACTTTGGTAAAAACAGGTATGATATGAGGAAGAACGGAAGCGTATTCTCCATGATGCGGGAAAGAAACCTTGACCTCCTTAGGGCGTACAGGGAAGCCTTGAACAGGAACATGAGATCAGATAAGGACCTTGTCTATATGGACCTACTTGCCGAGACCGTAGCGTCACAAGCCTCCAGATACTGGGTATCCGTGGAAAGGGCCTCGTCCGTCATATACCAGATGAACAAGGGAGCCATGCCAAAGGGTATGAAGGACAACGCCAAGATGTTCTACAAGTCCTTATTCGAGAAATTCGTCTCGTACCGATCGGATCACCCCAAGATGCCCATAAAGCATATCGTATCCATCATCATAGAGAGTCCCGCCCCATGTTTCGTCCTTACGCCAGAGAGCGCCAAGGCCATCATATCTAAAATGAGAAAGGAATGTTACGAGCAAACCATGCGACGATTGCGGCACTGTTTCTGATATACGTGTTACCGCTAGACCCACTAGGTTTCGCCTCCGGGCCGTCATATCCCTTCTGGACGAGGCTGTCATACATGTTCTTCCACATGAACATATGGCATCTGATCGGAAATTCATACGCCCTGAATGTAATGCGAATTGGCAAGAGGGAGATTGCACGGTCCTATATCATAGCCGTCCTCGCCTCGTTCTTCTCCACATCCCCCGTCATCGGGGCGAGCGCCATGATATTCGCCACGTGGGGTGAGCGGCTAGCCTCGGCCAAATGGAGAGACCGGGCGATATGGGCGAGCAGTCTTGTCATATCATACGTCATTCCCGGCATAAGCTGGGAGATACATCTAGCGTCATCGCTGATTGGGTTTTGCTGGATAAAGCTATATAATTTATATCATGACTATAGATTGGTTAGTAGAGGAGAATAACAGGAGGAACGACGAGATGCACGCCCATTTCGACCCTATCAAGGGAGAGAACTCGCCCGGGACAAGAGAGATGGTCGAGATATCCGACATGTACCCATACAAGATGCTCCTGCCAGTCAGCATGCTATCAAACAAGCTAGTTAAAAGAATAATAAGGTATAAATCCATAAGGGCCTTTTGCAAGGTCACCTTCAAGAGGTATGACGAGGAACTTCATGAGAAGGTCGTACGACAGTTCATAAAAGTAAGGAACAAGCATGACTTCCCTTTCTGGGCTTACTCTTTCTGCGAGATAAAGAACAAGGAGGGAGGCAAGAACATCCATTTCAAGCTCAACTATCCACAACGCCTGCTGCTATCCGTGATGGAGAATATGAGATTGGCGGGACTACCCATAAGGATCATCCTGCTAAAGGCCCGGCAATGGGGAGGTTCCACGTTGGTACAGCTATATATAGCGTGGATACAACTATGCCATAAAGAGGCGTGGTACTCCACCATCGTAGCTCAAGACGCATCCACGTCAAGGAAGATCAAGGCCATGTATAGCAAGATGCTGGAGAAATACCCCACATGGCTGTTGGACCTACCGGATAACGTCACGCTGGGATTCACGCCTTACGAGGGATCGCAATTGGACAGTATCATAACGTACGGGAAAGGTAGTAACGTGGAGAAGGCGAGGGACACGGTCATAACCATAGGTACCTATAACAGCCCAAACTCGGGACGAGGCGGTGACATGAGCTGCGTACATTATTCCGAGGTGGGATTATGGGATGACACGGACGGGAAAACCCCTGAGGATATAATAAGGAGCATATCATCATCCTTGCTATTGGCCCCACTTACCGTAGAGGTCATAGAATCCACCGCTAACGGTATGGGGAATTTCTTCTACCGGTCATGCGTCACGGCCAAGAAAGGCAAAAGCAACAGGAGGTTCGTATTCGTCCCATGGTTCAAGATCGAGAGGTACGAGCTACCCGTGAAGGACAAGAGGATATTCGCCAAATGGCTTCTAGACAACAAGGAGAACGACAATCCGCCGGATGGATGCCTAGACCCCGGGAAATATTATTGGAGACTATGGGAGCTGGGGGCTTCCTTCGAGGCTATAAACTGGTATTTAGTCAAGCGGAAGGATTTCATGGAGCACGCGGACATGGCGGCGGAGTTTCCCAGCGATGACGTGGAGGCGTTCAAGAACTCCGGCAATATGGTATTCAGCGTATATCATATAGACAAGCTGAAGGATGGATGCAAGCCACCCAAGTATGTCGGGGAGATATCGGGCAAGTCCGTTAAAGGGAAGAGCGCCTTGACAGAGCTGTCATTCAAGGAGGATCATAACGGGTCGCTCAAGGTATGGTCGTTGCCAGACGATCAAGCGAACGTCAAGAATCGTTACCTCGTGATCGTGGATATAGGGGGCCGTGGAAAGAAATCCGATTTCTCGGACATATTGGTGATAGACCGCTATTGGATGATGTTTGGCGGGAAGCCGGAGGTAGTGGCCGAATGGCACGGACACATAGACCATGACCTGTTAGCATGGAAATCCGCCCAGATCGCCAAGTTTTTCGGGAACGCCCTGTTAGTCATAGAGAGCAATACCATAGAGACCAAGGACAACGATACGGACGGAGACCAGTCCGAGTTGATATTCAACCAGATCGGGGACGCTTACGACAACCTGTACGCACGTAAGGCGAGCGAGGCCAAGATACGGGCCGGAAAACTGACGGAATGGGGATTCCACACGAACCGGAACACCAAGCCAATGATCATATCCTATCTCGTGGCATGCCTCCGAGAACAGTCATATATCGAGCGGGATATAGACACGCTGGATGAGATGTCCACGTACGAGAAGAAAGCCAACGGATCGTTCGGGGCCGTGGAAGGCAAGCACGACGACAAGGTCATGACTAGGGCTATAGGACTTTATATATGTTATTGCGACATGGATCTACCGTCCATCCCCAAGGATAAGTCCCCCGGCGTAAGGCCCCATGGTCCTATCAGCGAGGCTACCATATGACAACCGACAAGTTTTATCGTTACGATTGAACGCCAAGTCCCCATATTCGTCAGAAAAAAGAATCCATGACTAGATTGATCCCTAAATCGAGGATATCACCTATAGACACCGTCAAATACGAGAGACGAAACATGACGGACGGGCGGAACATGCCATTGGTATACCAATGCGCTAGGGCATGGGACAAGCTCGACAAGTTCAGGAAAGAGAGGGACAGGAACAAGAGATATATGTACGGCGACCAATGGGGGGACCTGATCGAGTATTGTGGCCGGATGATCCCGGAGGAGGAATATATAAGGATGCAGGGGAATATCCCCATGACCAACAACCTTATCCGAAGATTGGCTAGGACCGTCATCGGCGTTTATCGGAACCAGAACAAGACACCCGTGTGCGTGGCGAGGGATCGTGACGAGCAAACGCTGGGAGAGACCATGAGCACCATGCTCGAGTACAACAACAAGATCAACGACATCAAGGAGCTGAACGCAAGGATGTTCGAGGAGTTCCTCATAAGCGGCCTATCCATACAGAAAGAGACCTACGCCCAAAGGGAGAACCGAAGGGAATGCTGGACTGACAACGTCAACCCGAACCTGTTCTTCGTGGACGGCCCCATGAACGATCCCAGACATACCGACATCGAGATGATCGGAGAGATCCATGACGTGACCTTCGGGCAACTCGCCAGCGTATTCGCCAAAGATGACAGGGATTATGAAAGGCTGCAAGATATATACAAGAACGCCCGTGACAAGGACTATATCGCCAAGTTCAACGACACGTTCAAGGGCAACAATTATGACCTTAACGGGTTTATGGCCCCGCAAGACCCCCGCTTATGCCGTGTGATAGAACTATGGACGCTCGAGAGAAGAAAGGCGTTCTGGTGCCACGACTGGCTGAAGGGCGACGCTTACGTGGACAGTTACTCGAACAAGGGGAACATAGACGCTGAGAACGAGGGCCGGCTGGAGGATAACAGGATCAAGGACGAGCTGGGGAATTACGTGCTGGACGAGCTGGGACAACCCACGCTATACATGCCAGAGAGCGAGGTCCCGCTCATAGAGTACGAGTACATGATACAAAGCTACTGGTACTACCGTTATCTTTCACCGTTCGGGGATATACTTGACGAGGGAGAAAGCCCTTATAGCCACGGGAGCCACCCTTACACGATGAAGGCATATCCTTTCGTTGACGGGGAGATACACTCGTTCGTCAGCGACATCATCGACCAGCAAAGGTATATCAACCATTATATCATCCTGAACGATTTCGTGACGAAAGCGAGCGCCAAGGGAGTGCTGGTGGTAGACGAGGCCTCCGTTCCCGATGACATGAGCATAGAGGATATAGCGGACGAGTGGACGAAGTTCAACGGCGTGATCAAGCTGAAACTCAAATCGGGGGCACAGGTCCCCCAGCAGATGATGAACCGGAGCGTGCCGGCAGGGTTGGGAGACATGATAAAATTACAGATGTCCATGATGGAGGACGTATCCGGGGTACAAGGGGCCATGCAGGGGAAACAGCCCACGAGCGGGACAAGCGGAGCCTTATACCAGCAACAAGCGTCCAACGCCAGCAACAGCATCGTGGACTTGCTGGAATCGTTCGCCAGCTTCATCATATCGGGCATGTACAAGAAGTGCAAGAACATCCAGCAATTCTACGACGATAAAAAAATAATAAGGATCGTTGGAAGGAATGGCTATGTCCAATGGGACCCGGAGACCATGGGAGGCGTGGAATTCGACATATCCATATCAGAGAACTACGACACTCCGGTATACAGGGCGTTATCCAACGAGTTGCTATTGCAGTTGCTGAACGCCAAGCAGATATCTATCGAGCAAATGCTCGAGGTGGGAAATTTCCCGTTCGCCGATCAGTTATTGCAATTGATCCAGTCGCAGAAGGAACAATTAGCCGCTCAGCAACAACAAATGATAGCCGGCCAAGGCATCGACGCTATCAATCAACAATTATAAATACCAACATTAAAAAAAGGAGGTTAAAATGTCAAAAGTAAGCAAGGTTAGAAGCGAGCTGGAAATCTTCAAGGATTTATTCAAGAACGGCATGCAGCCCAAGATCGATAATCTGGAAAGTTCCGCCGCCTTAACGGACGTGGTAAACAAGGTTAACAGCATCCTAGCAACCTTGAGAGCCGCGGGTATCATAGCTTCCGAGTAAGCCTGATACAAGAAAGGGGTTGGCAAATAAATGTCACCCCCTTTCTATTTTACTTAATCATATAAGACCTTTCGCCTGTAACACGTAATTCAACCATGACCTCCTCTTTAACGCCCTCTCCTTGGCCGATATGGGATTTTTACCGTTGGCGTATGGCGTATAATAAAAACATTCCCGGTTGAAATCGTCGATCCGTACAGAATGGGCGAAGTAACCGTCCGTCCTGTATTTACGTACCTCCGATCGGTTGCAAGTTATCAACCTATGATCGTAATTAGGGATCACGTAATAGCGCACGTTACGCCTCGAGTACTTCTCCTTGGCCTCCTTTATGGCGTATCGGAGTTGGATGTCCGCCCTCAAGAGGACGAACCATATACGGATTTGCTTGAATATATTATATATCATGATGATTTTCTATGAAATTGTCGTAAATTCACTCAACAAGCCTCCTTATTACCTAAGAACTTGTTCACGAAGTAAACTTGCCCTTTTCCGGTGACCTTAGGCGTGATAGTAGTATGCAGTACCCCGTTACTACCGGATCTTACGCCTTTCTTCAACTCAAATAATCCTTGTTCAACATATTGCTGGTTAGGGATATTGTATCTCTCACCATGCTTTCCGAGATATCCGTTGTCACGCATCCATGCGAACAACCTTTTCTCCCCGATGGAATACCCGTTTTGAGCGATCAGCTTGGCTAGCTCACCGATCAGGCAGGAACTGTTCGCCGATTGAACGGCGTTCGTGAAAGCCACGGCAGGAGCGGCCTCGGTTACTTTCCGCTCGGCCTCGATACGCTTTTGTTGTTCCTCTTTAAGGTTTGTGGCCAATTGGATCAAGAAATCGGGCGAGGTCAAGGCTTTCTCCAGTGTATCGTTTGTCATATACGCCCCATGTTTACGGATGGAAGGGAGAACCTCTCCGCATACCCAGTCTTGGAATGGTTCGGCTTGCGGCTTGTCGGATCGCATGATTACCTTGTAGAGGTTCTTTTCGTTAATAAAAACAAGTTGTTGGATAACCTCTGCCCCGTGTTGGTTATATGTTGGGGTATCGGTTAAAACTACACCCCTCTGATCCAATCTTGATTTACAATCACTGACATTTTTTATTTCCAAAACCCGGCAAACATCCGCAAGGCAAAATAAAGGATTATCACTTGTTCCGGCTACTATCACTTCACCGAAACGATCGTTCTCAAAAATTTTAATTGCTTCCATATCTTAAAATTTTAATTGTTCGAAATATTTTCTCCCGCAATTTTTGCCATAAGATCAAAACGACTTTGTTATTTTGATTACCTCGTGCGTCCTCCATGAAAAAAGTCGCCCCACACGGCGCAGCGACTCACCATTCAGGGCATTTGACTTCAATATCCTATGTCCGGTCGCTGTCGGACAAGGCAAATATCGGGATACAGGAACGACCGGGAACGATAAATCTTACCCGACGTTAACGACACCGCACGTTATTTACGCTTTAATTCATACTTTAGCGGAAAAGTAACGAGCATGGCGAAGAAGATCATAATACGAAAACCGTTGGACAGGTGGGGCAACCAGATATCATACGTAACCACCTCATCCTCCGTATATGACAAGGAAGGAAACAATCTCGACCAGCTATTGGCAAAGATAGATACGGAATACGTGAGGAAAACATCCATAACCCAAGAGCTGGGGGAATCTGAAGATCTGGTGATGGGGCAAAAAGGGATCACTATGGAGATCAACAGGATAGACCAAAGCGTGGTCGAAATGGGATCGTCTATCTCATCGCTAGGGATCTCCCTGAAAGACTTAGAGGAAAGGGTCTCCACGCTTGAAAATACATCTGCCACATAAACAAAAAATAAGCAATCTCTCGTTTAAATAAACAAAAATCGTATATTCGCGTTGTCACCGATATAGAATATAAGACGTGACACACATTGTGGCGTTAAAGATATCGTCTCCTATAAAGACCTAAATTCCCCAAATTTATAAACATAACAGGGAGCCGATAGCAACAATACGCCCACGTTATTTGTATATATAATCTATATATAAGACATGGGCCGTTGCTTACTACCTGTTATGTTGGCGTTGGGATGCCGGGTCTTGGTAGTTGCGACGGCTACACGTTTTTTCACGTGAGTATGGTATGTTATATATTTATGACCCCTTATGGCTCTCATCCGTGATGGACTGGAGTCATTACTTAAAGATATTACACTAGGTTGTATTCATAAAATAACTTTATCAAAGTCATACCGCTCTTTCGTGAGAACCAGAGGTATATTTATGCCAATTGGCATAAAATATAGTTTGAATAAATATTTCCAGCTTCCCTTGGGTGGTATTGGGAAGCATTTTAATACGGATATACCCACCGTTGCTATTCCGGGAGGATCGGCAATGATGATTAAGTATGTCTTTGTTTAGATATGGATTTAGATATTATAACGTTCCTGTCCGTGAGAATCGGATCGTTTAAGGTTGTCTGAAAACCATTCATATAGATTATGTTAAATAATAAAAACTCCCTTGTCCGCGAGGATTTGGGGAGTTTTCTATTTTAGATACCTCAAAACGATCAATAGCTTCATCCCATAGGAGATATACTTCGTTGGAAGGGTAAGTACTACTGGAAAATTCACGGACATGCCGTAAAACATGCCTCCTACGGAATAACGGATGTGAAGATTGGGTAATTTTGCAAAAAATACAAAACATGTCTATAAATACATACTATACTATTCTTGGAATTACTGAATGTGCTACTTTTGAAGAAATACAAAAAGCATACAGGCAAAAGGCATTATTATATCATCCTGATAAAAACAAAAGCGACAATGCACATGATATATTTATAAAAATACAAAAGGCATATGAAGTATTATCTGACCCAGAACGAAGATCAAAATATGATAATGACTTAAATTCCTATAGGCAAAATATTTTCAATTCAATAAACACAGACAAAACAAATAGAAGTAAGTCTGATATAGAGAATATACAAAAACAAAAAAAGAGTCCAATCAATAAACGATCATATAAAAGGGAAAAGACAAGTATTAATTCTAAAAATATATTAATATTTATTTGCATATCAATAATAACTATATATATAGCTTACCATGCTAATTTATTCAATATTAATAACCATAATACAGACACAATAAATCCTACACAACAGATTGATGATTATGTTGAAGAGGTTGCGCCTATGGTTGAAGAAGTTGAAGATTCAAATATATATAAGAATAATCATCTTATGAATGGAGATTCTCCATTTACTGAATACTTTGGAATTAATTCATATGATGATAGCCAAGATAATTATATAACGGTAAATAATGGAAGTGATCAAGACACTGTTGTTATTTTAAAAAACATAACTAGTAAAAAGATAATTAGGAATGTATATATTAACAAACACACATCGTATGATATAAGAAATATTCCAGAAGGTATTTATGAGATGAAATGTGTTTATGGTAATGACTGGAATCCTAATTTATTATTCAATGGAATGAAGTTAGGAATGTTTCAATCAAATGTACATTACTCTTCACAAGCCAACTATAAAGACTATTTTAATATGTTTTCAGAGAGAACAGAAAATGGAATTTCTATTCCATACTATGAAGTAACTCTTCATAAAGTGTCTAATGGTAACATGAGAACAAAAAAAATTAACCAATCTGACTTTTTTGAAAAATAAATATGGAAGATTTTTTAAACAGCATGACAATCCTTGCATCGGCGATATTAGTCTATATTTTCAATCGAGATATTATTTTAAAAAAGATATTATGGAAAGAAAAATTCGAGCCTAGGAAACCTAATGGAAAAGGGAAAAACATCTATTTGTATGACGCAAGGATTTTAGGAGTAATTCTTGAAGGAATTAGATTCAGAGAATCAACAACACCATACGGCATATCAGAAGTAAGATACCGTTTTTTAATGTTCCTTGGTATTTTCTTAATTCCTATTGGATGTTATCGTGTTATAGAGAAAAAAACTATAAAAACCGGATATAAAGAATATACGACACAGTTTATGATACTAGGTACAGAATAATAGAATTTACTTGAAATTATATCCATATATATTTTTAGGTTAAGCACTTTGATAATATTCATATCCTCTATTATATCGATAGTAGCATTTATTGGCTTGATCAGTGAATATATTTAAAATGTAAAAAGATATCGGGTGACACCAACGCCACCCGCTATCTTATCACTCATCTGAATCCTCAAATATCTCCAGCGCCTGTAACTTTAACTCATACAATTGGTTCTCCAGAGAATCATTATCGCTACCTACCTCACGAAGGAACCTTTCCATATCGGATATGGCTCTCACGTATTGAGATAATTCTTGAGATTTCTTGAAATCATCACTTTTCATAAACTTCTCAAGTTTTACGATATATTCTGCCCTGTCAAGAATATTGATAGATGGGTCCATGGACTTCTCTAGATACCCTTTGTAATCATGATCCATTTCCGAGACAAAGTCTACGACCTTCTTGTTATATATGGAATTCATCCGGCTCAGCTTCAAATCCTTGTCCCCTCCGGTCAAGAAACGGCTTAACAGTGGATAACGACTCACTGGCATATCTCCATCCTCTCCGGACAGTATATCAAGGACTAAATCAGACACCCCCAAGGCTACGGTACCAAAACCTCCCGTATATCCAGAAAAAATGTTCTGCCAAGTAGCCGGATTAAAGCTCAGACCTCTCTTGACATCGTCGCCACCCGTCAACGAGTTAAGCGCCCTCGACAACTCGACCATGGTGGTACTGGTACTCCTGTAGACCTTGGTGTACTCCGGATCATAATCATTAGCCTTATTCATCGAGGTCTTATAGATAGGATTACCCATAAAATTCACGTTAGAGGCGTTTTGGGCGATAGGCTGAACCACCGTAGGCAGGAGATTTAGAGCGAACTTCCAACTATCATACTCCCAGTTTATGTTTAACGGGGATACCATATCAATCCCTGTCTTAACGACATCCATAGCCTCCACTTCCCTTTTACCGGATAATTGCCCGGCAATTATATCTCCTATCTTGAAATAATTGGCAAGCTCCGGAGATAACGGAATCTTGAGCCAACGACCATGAGTCAAACGAATACATATATTATTCTGTCTCTCATGATCGCTCAATGAATCAAAATAATCCCTATCATCATCATCGCTATCCCATCCCAAATAAGCGAAGAGCATAGGCATAAACATATTATTGAGCAACGAGACAGACGATCCCATGAATATTAGTGGGGCAATACGGGAACCTATTCCTTTAATTGGATGATTTATCAGCATGGAATATTCCTTATACATGCTTTGAACGGCGGCGTTAAAGAACAACACCCAATCTCTTCCATACTCAGATATCCACGCCGCTGTGTTAATATACCATTTATCGCTCTTCGTTTTCTTTCCGGCACCTTTCTTGTTAAAGTTAACCGATACCTCCTTGGCATCATTGATTGACCGGTCAATGGATCTTCCATGTTCCCGGCTCGTCTTATACGCCGCATATCGGTTCACAAGTTCCGCTACGTTACCCATGAACTCAAAGCACTCAAAAACAGTAGAGACTAGTTCTTTGGGGGATAACTTCCCAATATTACCATCCGAAAGTTTCTCTAACTTGTTCGCTAAATCCTTGGCGTATTCTTTTTGCGTCTCCACGAACGTATATCCAGTAGCCCCTCCATTATCCATGAACTCCTTAAATATTGCCTGTTCCTTATCAGAAATATCGATCTCTCCCCTTTTGTATTTATACAGATTACGACCTAAACTCCGAAGTCCAAATAACGCTCGCCTCTGGTTCCCTGAAAAATCCTTGAAATACCTAAAGTTCTCCGTCACAAACACGGAGTTATTGGCATAAGGCGTATCTCTTATCAAGTTGGCAAACGAGAACGCCACGTTCTTGGACGTAAAAGCTCCGGCCATAAATGTTTTCAAGTTCCTAGCTACGACGTAAGCGAGATCATCCTTCACGTCCGGATTCGTCAATCCATTTACCGCTTGCGCCAATCGGGGATTGCCATTAACGGTCATGACATACCTGTTACCTCCCACGAAAACCTGTACCTGATGCTGGCTTCTCTGGTCATACAATGTTTTATATGGTATATCCGATCGACCTCCTTTAATCAGCTCAGCCTTACCTTCCTCTCTAAGTTCTCTCATCATTTCCTCATGATCTTTCACCGCCTTGGCCACTTCCTCGCCAGAAGCGTTATCCGGTATTTGCGGAATGGACTCCACCCATTCCGGATTTTCCTCGGTACCGACATTTCGAACCCAGATATTATCTATGGTAATAAGACCGCCAGTGTCATGATTGCTAGCTAAATTGAGAAAACGTTGTTTCGCCAAGTTTCTATTTCCTGCGGTAATAGATCCGTATCCAACGTGTATCAAACCAGCGAAAGGATTATCAGCCTCAGAGATACGTCCTTTTGCGGTCTTCACTGGGTTTCCCATCTTTATCTCCGTAGCGTCTATGTAATCATAAACATCGGAGGCAATATTATCGGAGAAACCTCTCAACGGGATAAAGTACTTAAACCGGGAAAGGTTCTTATCCATATAGGACTTGCTTATCAGCCCGGACTCATACTGCCTCCTTAACGTATACTCTGACACGTTATGAACCTTATCCCATAGATTATCGACCAAAACCATATTGTGGGTAGACTCATAATCTCTCACGAAATCATAAGCGTCAGAAAGCCATTTATCTTTATTCGCCCCATCCTCCGAAGGCTTAAACACTGAAGACAAACCACTATAGTCCTTTCCTAGAATCACACCATAAGAATTATCGCCTAACTTCCATTGGAATGACAATGCCTCTCGATCCAACTCCTTTTGTTCCTCGTCCCACGCTAGACCCTTCTTAAGGATATCTTTCTTTGAATCTTCCCACCTATCAATCAACGTTCCGGTCACCTTTTCTTTATATTTATCCATCTCCTTGTTATAGATCTCGGATTTGACAAATGATTGCCGATAATCGGCGGCTATCTCAGCAGAACGCTCAGCCTTACCTTTATCAACACCTTTCTTTAGTTCCTTGCCAAGAACCTTGTCATACGTCTTTTTGTAAGCCTCACTCCCCTTTTCCTCCGCAACCTTTTCCGCTGTTTTTTTAGCGTTTTTAAGATCAGACTCGGAAATAACCCCCATTTTAGACAAAGCGTCCACGTCAAACGCCTTAAGAGTTTCTATGCCATCCCTTACGGACATATCACGGTTTCTCTCGATACCGTGTTTAGATTGTACATATTTAACCAAATCCCTTAATGGCCCTTTAGACCAATCCCAAGTTCTTCTTAAGCCTTTCTTGGACACCTCAGAGACATCACCTATCAATGCCCTTATAGCCTCATTCAAAGGATTCAGGAATTTAGAGTCGAAACTATCCATATCTGCCTTATTCTTTGAAAAAGCAGGATACAATACAGAAATTTTTTGTGTTATTTCCTTTATTCCATTGGCAGGA